TGAGAGAGTCTTCAGGATTGCCACGCGTGACAGAGTTGACTCCACTTAATGTTTCAAGATCTTGGACTAGAATTTTTATGAAATTAAAAATCTCAGGCGGGGTTTGAGTCAAGTTGAGTGGCTTAATCTCTCCTAGCTTGGGATCATACTCAATGAAGTTTAACCCTTCAGTGAGTTGCTTGACTGTGACATTAGCACCTCTGGGCGCTAGAATGTTAGTCACTCCAAAATTACTTTGATTGGTAAACACCGTGGAATAAAGAGCATCCACTGCTTGTTGAATACCAAGCAGGTCATAGAGAGGAGTAAATCCAAATACGGTTTCCATCCAATCTGCTGCACAGACTCGGTAAATAGGAATTTCGCTATAAGGAAGATCTCCGTCAATTAAAACCAGTCCATCATCCACAAATTCAGTAAGTCTGCCGTTGGGTAATGCAGGTGTTGGCTTGTGATAAAATCGATAGTACGGAATTAAATCAGTCTCTCCTCTGGGAACCACTGAAATCGTTCGTCTGATGTCTGGTTTTCCATCGATCGATAAAATCTGTTCTGAATATTCTGAATACTTAGCTGCAAGATCAAATTTATTCACCCAATGACGAGTCATCAGCCACGGGGAAATCTGCCCATCTAAAGCTTGGGCATCTCTGATCACGTCAATGGGTCCTAGACTTCCGTACTCTAAATCCCCATCATATAAAACGCTTCCTGTCTCAGGATCTACCCCATACTCATGACCTAAATTGGCATTCCATCCTAACTCGGTAAACCCTTCTCCGTAGAGAATTCCTTTTTCACATGACTGCGTTAATGTGGATTCTAACCTGTTTTGTTTTAAGTAATAATCCATCAGTCCTTTAGCTAAAACCGTTTGAGCCTGGGACTTTCTGTCTGTGTTGATTGCTGTGCATTCCAGTGCTGGACGTTGAGAGGTTACAAAAGAATGAAGGTGAAGCCCCACATTTCTTAAGTGATTCACCTTTAGAATTCGATACTCTCCCTGCTCCCCTGCACTGCCAACAGAGGTTGTGTCATTCATTCCATCCAGTGATAGACCGTAATAACTTCGGTAGGCTCTTCTCCAACGAGATAGAATTCCAAACTTGTGGATATGCTGATAGTAATGATCAACTCGTCTAGAAAGTTCACTTCCAATCTCTGATAATGATTTAGATGCCCAATACTTCATGTGATCGCCTTCCTAGCTTGTGAGGTCCGAAGAGTTTTTCCAGTGTGGCTTCCGTGCCACTGGATGTCTTGTTTTCAATCACATCAAACTCATAACCCAAATAACTGGGGATAGGGTTTGTCTGTTGATTGATATTTCTCACTAAATAAATCAAAGCTGCAATATGGTCATAATGACCATAGACCTTGCTTCTCTCAAACTCGGATCTTTTCTTGTTGAATAGACCATATTTTAAGTTTCCAATGAGCATCTTGCACCTGGGATGAATGAGGATTCGACGTTGTAAAACCCAAAGTCTCAACTCGTTGACCATGGCTTGCAAATCATCTTTTGAAGTAGGAGAAAAGGGCATCCCGTGTAGATAAGATAAATCTTGAAGCAGGATCAGGTTATTATTATCTGAAATCCTAAGATACAGCCTGTAATACTCGAGTTCTTTTTCCTTCTGTCTGATCATGACAGCTAGTTTTTCAGTCGTCATCTCAGGTCCATTGATCTGGGCTTCATCCTCAATGACAAGCTTGGCTCGTTTAAAATCGTAGTATCCAAAAAGACAGGCTGTAAAATCCACTGATCCAATGTCTAACGCTTCATAACAATGGTAATATTTAAAATACTCATCTCGCTCTAATGCTTGAATGCAGTCTCCTTCCACCTTGGTCCACTCTGGAACAATTGCAAGATTGGAGTCGGTAACAAATCTGCATAAATATTCTCTTTGCCAAGTCGTAGAGTTTTCTCCTCCTGCTTCTTTGCAGAGTTCTGTTATTCTATTTTGAGTGAGTAATGGATTGTCAAAGACTGTGAACTTGACACAACTGCCTTGTTGTTCTGCTTTTTGATAGAACTCGACAAAGTCATGATCAGGACTCACAGGCGGTGTGGTAATCATCACAATCTTACAACTAGGACGGTGAATCGTTGCTGGAACAATCACACTGTCATAGAGGTATCTTAAGTTGGAGATGAAAGCCGCTTCATCTAAAATAATAAGATCAATCGTATTTCCTCTGAGTCCATTAGGTTTCATATCCAAACCGACTAGCTTAATCTCTGATCCATTCTTAAAGACAAACTTGCTTTGCTGAACGTTGTACCTTGGTAAAAGCCAATTGGGACAATCTGAGAGGATTAAGTTGAATGTAGGAATAATGAATTCCTGCAAATCACTTAAAAAAGCAGTTCCATACTTAATTCGACACTGAGGACGTCTCAAGGCTTGCTCAATAGCTCTCACCACCATGAGATAAGACTTTCCTAACTGCCTGGAGCATAAAGCTACAAACAAGCCTGAGGATGTCCTATCCATGGCTGAATAGATTCTCTTTTGCGTGGTATGGAGCTTCCAATTCAACACCCCACGACGCCAGAGTTCAGCTTGGATATCGCTGGTATCGTGGATGTTGCTATTCTTTTTTGACATCTGGATTCTCTAATTGATTCAAAAGAACTTCTGTAGAATCTGCCATAGGCTGTGGTATTTCGCTTACATCCTCAATGACTTTAGCAAAAAGCTTTGGATAACAATACTGAGCTAGGAACTCGAGCATCTTAAACTTCATCACAATAGACAATGTGGGATAAAGCTTGGCTGCTTCCTGTGGAATGTTAAACTTGATCTTTGCTAGAATTTCTCTAAACTCTGCACTTCTACGATTGGGGACTCCTGCTTTACGACCCATACTTTCCTCCTTTGAAAGCACTCACGAGTGACATTTGACTCACCTTTCCCTCAAGTTCACTCACTTGATGGAAAATCGCTCTTAGTTCATCACTCTGATTCTGTTTCCTCTCAAAATACTTTTCCCAGTGATAGGAAACTAACAGGAGAGAAAACAGAATCAGGGAAACTAAGTCCAATTGAATCACGACACCTACAAACGAGATCCACACGAAGACGCAAATCACATCTAATCTTTCATCACTTCCAGTGAATTTGAGATACTTCAAAAGCTTTGACATTCCAATCCCTCCTTCCTCATGAGTTGAGCAGCCTTTCCCACAACGATGGGTAAAATCTCATCTAGAACCACTTCTACTCGCTCAATGACTTTTCCCCTCAAATGAAGTCTAATCAGCTGATAATGAAGCTGTGACTCGCCTCTCACAATCGTGTAAGCATGAAACACAGGATCGTTTTTTTTGAGTTCTTTATCTTTCATAATATTCACCTCTGTCACACAGCTATCCTCTGTAGACTGATCTTTCGTTTGCGTCTTGTTTGTTTTGGTTTTTGATAAATAGGAGAACAAAAGGGTTCTAATAATGGAACCCTGATCCAGTTTGAAAATAGATCATTCTTATATGAATACTTTTTACTATAAGAGGCTTGTTTCTCTTCTTTGGAATACCAGTCCGGAGGTCTCGCGTTGTACTCTGCGTCTAGAAAAGATCTTAACCAATTTGTTTCATACGCGTTCAATTGATTCCAGTAATCAATATCAATGTATTCTCTTACGCATCTTTTAAATCTCATATGCCTTCCTTGGCGTTCTTTCGCGTCTTCCTGACACGAGATGAACAGTTGAGTTATTCTCCTCAGTTAATTGATTTTTTCACTTAGTTTTTGTCAGCAATTTCCTCTACTTGGATACGAATACATCCTTTGCCTCTTTCTGTTTTTTTCCAGTCGTAAGTGGGCTTTGAAATCACAGCCATCGAATCATCGGCCAGCACACCGCATTCCACTAAACCATCTAAAATCGGTTTGCAGGATTGGACGATTCCATCAAAATCGCATGGTGTACAACTGTATCGACAAACAGTCACCTGAGCTTTTTGCAAGGGTTGTTTGGGCAAATACCGACCGACTGCGTGTTTGACATTCCACTTCCACATCTTCGTATTCTTGAGCTTCACCCAATGACTTTTATGCCCGATCGAATTGTAAGTCGCTGGTAATCCTTGAATTGTAATATCTAATACGTATTTGTCTGGTGTGAGTCGTATCGCTTCCATGTGTTGCTCCCTTTTATTCTTCCAAACCGAGTTCTTTCATCAATGATAAAGGAAACATGCGACCCGATTCTGAGGCTCGCTTGAGTGCTTTTAAAAGACTTTCCTTTGTGAGAGTGACTTTCTTTTCTTCCACTTCCCAATCCGTGGCTAAAATATCCGCTCTAGAAAAAAAATAGCACTGAGTTCCTTCCATAAGTTTGTACCAACAAGGATCATTTTCTCGTTTAAATCTCTTTCCTGTTAGAATCGCTTCATGAAGTGTCATGCCATACCTCCTAGTCATAAAATCCAAGCTCTTGAAGTACGCCATCAATGAAATCCTGTTTGCCAACAATCAATCTCATCCGAACACTATCAATCGCATTGAGAATTTCGCTCTGGCCTAAGTTCAGTTTCTTTTCGTCTAGTTCCCAATCGTTCGCGGCAATCTCTTCTTTGGAAAAAAGATAGGTGTCAGTTCCAATCATAGGTTTATGCCAGTACGTATCTTTTGCTCGTTTGAATCTTCTTTTGCTTTCAAACACTTCTTGTAATTTCATGTCATCCTCCTGATGTTTTTAAGACGGTTTTTAAAATGGCAAATCAGCTTCCGGGAAACAAGGGTCGGGGTCCGGTGGACCAAATCTTTGATGAGGCATTACGATTTCTAGCATCTCTTTTTTAGATAAGGGTTTAAGCAGCTCAAGGAAATTGAGTGGCTGTAAATAATCGGGAAGCTTAGCTAATTCCAGTGGTGTTTTAATCGGAACATTGCTCCAGTCATTCCCACAACTGGCAGACTTCTCGCCTAAACGAGAAACTTTGAATTTTTTTCCAAAAAGAGAACCGCCCAAATCTTCTCTTCGCTTGCTGAGAATATCGGCAACCTGTTTGCCCACGGCAAGCAATCTTCGGGTCATTTTGACCTCTTTTCCACTCTTGTCTAGGTAAGGGGTTAAATCCAAGATGGAATACATTTCCTGATAGCTTTTTGGCGTTCTGTGAGCACATAAAACGCATCCCTCCCCTGAACACGTGTAGGATTCCCACTTGTCGCTAACTTTTATTTTGTGTTCATGAACTCCAAAGCGGGTATCATCGAGGAAAACAATTTCTCTTGTGGTTCCTGGTTTTAGCCAGAAGCGGCTAACTTTTGGGGTTGAGGCGTAAGATTCGAACTCGGTTCTATTTTGTGATTCTTGATCAATGTACCAACTCATTTTGTTTTCCTCCTGAAAACATTTTGAAATTCTAATAAAGACAGGGATCAATCAGTGTTCCACACTCTTGTGTCCCTGCTTTGAGCATCTTGCTCGTTCGTGATGACTTTCTGTCATGGGACTTGGTTGTAACTCCTTTTTTTTAGTTTGCAAATATTAAAATTTATTTTGAATCATTTTTTTGTCATACGTCTTATTCAGTCAAGATTTATTCTGCTCAATCTGACTTTTTTCAATATCTCGTCAAGAGCTAATCGGATCCATTTCTGATACTCAAGTCCTTGTGGCTTCAGTTCGATAATGTCTTTTTTCATTTGTTCACTGACTCGTATACAAATCTTTCCACTGAGAGGCCTTTTACGTATTTTTGGAAGCATATGACTTTCTTTCTCTGATGTATGATTCTTTTATGTTTTTCACTGTCTCGAATGCTTTCGCGTTGATTGCCCAATAAGGAATTTGATTCAAATTAAATAAATTTAAACTGCTTCCATCTCCTGATAATTTCCCAACAAAATATTGTCTTTCATAATTTTGAGTCGAAAAGTTAAAGGCTAGCAATCCTGTCATTTCATCTCTTGATCCATCCACACGACACTTACCAATATGAAAATACGTTTTCCTATGATTCCCTTGCGATTCTTCATAACAAGGTCCAAGCGTAATCACTTTGGTCCCTATTTTACCTATATCACTGGAGCCGTGAAGATCTTCAATATCAGGCACTAATTGTTTTGTTCTTCGATCTGATTTTCTCACGTGAGAAACTAGAATCACAGGCTTACCACTCAGAAGTGCGCTATCTCGAATGGATTTAACTGTGTCTTTGAGTGCACGATTTTCATTCTCGTCCTCAAAATCAAAATAGTGCAAATGATCCGCGATGATTAAATCCGTCTGAGATTTTACACCCAAGACAAGCCTTTGAAAATCTCGTGCAGTGAAATCTTTATTTCTATAATATATAAATAATTTCTTATATTTATATTGTGTAAGTTCTAATTCAGCTTCTTTTTCTAAATCGATTAAATACTCATCCAACTTACATTGATACCAATCCATGTAGTTGAGATAAATTTGAGGACGTTGATTCATCTTGAAAAAACGATCGGCGATGATTTGATATTTTAATCTTCGTTCAATCTCATATTTCGCAGACTCAAGTGCAAAAAAATGAACAGTTTTACCACGCTTGATATTATTCAAAGCGATATAGGTCGCTAATTGTGTTTTTCCATGTCCTGTTTTTGAGGCAATCAGAATTAAGTCGTCGACTTCAATTCCTCCTAAAGATTCATCTAGGAATGGGACACCAAAGCTGAGTAACTTTTTACTGTTTGCAATCCTTTCAGCTCTTTCGTTTAAGACTCCACTCTCAAGAGTTGTAAACTCATCCAGTAGTTTTAAGTGAGAAGGACCAAGGGTTGTTGTGCTGGTTGTGTCTGACATTCTGGAAACTCCTTTTTGATAATTTCGATCACTTGTTTAGGATTTTTATGAAACCAATTGAGCCATTGAAAAAGCGTAGGGCCTCCCCCATCGCACGAACCTATGCGGCCCTCTAAATCAATCCAACAACTCGTTGATTTCCCATTGACGTAAATATTTTTTGTTCCACTGCCGTTCGTTTTAAATTCATAGGTTTCACAACCCACGTACTCAGTCCCTGACAAATAGGAAAGCGCATATTCGCAATTCAAATTCCACACCCTGTCCCAAAAACTGCCTGACATGGGGGTTTCTCTTTTTGCCTTTCTGTGTGCTTTCTCCTGAATCGTTTTTGTCATCCTGTCAGGATAATAACGCATGATCTCTGCTTCTGAATATTGCACAAAATGTTCCCATACTTTACGAACTAAAAACGGATCACAGGGATCTTTCAGGTGGAAGTAGCCTGGAACCCTAAGCAATCTGGCAAGATCTTTAGCTCGTTTATCTGCGCCGTAAAACGGCACCAAACGATGAGTTAAGATATTTTTCCAATTCTCAACCGTGGCATTCTTGGCTTTCCAGTACACCTGGTATCCTCGCTTGGTTTCTACAACGAGAGTCGGAGTCAGTCCAATTTTTATCTTACTCAGCATTTGCTCTTTCGTTCCATCGTCGATATCCACTGCCCAAGCATTGATCGAAATCAAGTTTTCAATTCTACGTGTTTTAGAAAACTGTTGAACCGTTTGAAAAATTCCAAACCCTTTTTTGTTCCACGCTTCAGCATCTTTGCGATTAATTCGCTTCGCACCTGAAAAGGCTGATGGATCTGAATCGTGAATCACGTAGGTTTGAACTGAATTATCCACAAGCTTCTCCACAAGATAAATTCAACGTGGAATCTGGGAACGTAATATTAGCGATAGACAGATAATTTTTGTTAATAAGCGCAAGGTATTTTTGCCTTTTTAAATACAGAACTCCAATTGGGAAGCATTCTCTAGAAATATACTTATCTTCCTTTTCGTCAAGATATGCATCGATCAGTTGAATCGATTTTTCAAATCCAAATTCATCCACCAATTTTTTTATATGCGTATTAACCTGAGCATCTCGAATCGCTTGAATGCAATGCTT